ATATTAAGGAGCATTTCGTGGAATTTTTTCATTTTTCGGGCAAAAAATATTCAAAAAAAAGCTCCCAAATTAGGAGCTAATGATTTTGTTTTACTGCAAATTGAGTGTTAAAGAAGGCGCAATTTCGTTTCCACTGCTACACCAATGATCCTGCAGTTTCCATTAATGGACACTAAGGGCCACGCAGGATTCAGACCTTTCAGATAGCGCTGACCTCCATCAATTATCAGTTTCTTAAATGTGGCTTCGTTGGAGTCAGTAAGTTTCGCGATCACTAAGTTGCCGTTGGCGGGATCTCGGCCCGTGTCGAATAAGACAAAGGTACCTTCAGGAATGCTCAATCCAACTGGTGCAGTCATTGAGTCACCATCGACCTCAAGCCAGAAGGCCTCGCCCTGGATATGAGCATCAGATTCCAACCATAAATCTATATCTTTCAAAGTATAAGCTTCGACTGCTTCATTCCAGCAGCCCGCCTGTACCTTGCTTAGGACAGGATATCGTTGACCGGGAATATAGCTTCCGGCAAAGGAAACATTTCCAGCTTCTTTACCCGTCAGTAGGTATTCAGGATCACACTGAAGCGCCTTGGCTAATTCATGCAGGTAGCGTGGCCTTTTTGTTCTGCCAGATTCAACTGACACGATTCCCTGCTGAGTAGTTCCGGCAATATCTGCCAATTCAACCTGTGTAAGCCCAAGTTCCAGCCGGCGCTTCTTAATCCTGTCTGCCAATTTCATTTTCACACCCCACATAAATTTGTCCCAAACAGCATACAACAATCATTGTAATTGACAAACAACAAAATGTGTATTCAAATACTGCAAACGTTGTATGTGAGGATTGATACATGACTATTTCGACCCGCCTGAAAGAAAGGCGATTGGAACTGGGTTTAACACAACAGCAGCTAGCAATTCTGGCCGGTATTAAGCAGCAAACTATTCAAAGAATCGAAGCTGGGAATTCACATCGACCTAGGCACTTGCTTGAAATATCCGAAGCGCTTAGCTGTTCACCACATTGGCTCCTAAATGGTGTGAAGCACCATGCCTGACTATCACGGTGCTGTTATGCCTTCAGTGTTCAGCGGGGCAGATGGAGAGTGGATTAAAAGCATGCTGAGTGAGTTAGGTCCGGCTGCAAGAGGAAAAATAGCAACTCGGTATGCAGAGGTTTACCAGGTCACATGGGATAGCGAGCCTGTCAGTTTTAAACAGGAAAACAAAGCACGCCACGAAGCAAACACGCGCCTTAGGGAATTTGTTCGAAAGTACTCATCAGCCAGTTCAGGTTTGACCGCTAAACCGAAATTGATTGGTGAGTGATCCCCCCAAGAAAGCCGTCTTACCATGTACTAGCAAAAGAGTACGGATGGGGAAGAGGGGAGAAATCTTTCTAGGGGGGTTTGGGGGGTGATCTTTGAAAGAGGGGTGTTAGGGAAGGCCTAGCCAAAGGAAGGGCTCATTACTTAAAGAAGATCACTGCCTTTAGAAAAGCAACGCAGAAGTTTAGATGGCTAGAAGGTTAGCCGCGTAACCGGTCAGGGCTTCGGTTCTGGCTAAGCGAATTAAACACTGAGGGGGAAGTTTTCGATGAAATTATATTTGAACGCTGAAACCTCGAAGGGAAGCAAGAAATCGGCGCGTCACACTTTGGCGAGTTATACCGTGCCGGTTCTTGCTGAGGTACAACATGCTTAACATCACTGCGAATTTAGCACAGCAACGTGCGCTCGACATGTTACGACGCGACTGGAAACAGTACAACTCGTTCATGGTCTACAGCCCTACCGGGAGCGGGAAGACAGGTTTAAGCGCATTCATCACTGACGGATTCGTGTCACGTGGTATGCGTGTTCTCATGGTCTGCCCGTATACCGTACTCATTACCCAGACGGCCAAACGTTTTGTGCAGTATGGCCTGCCGGAAGAAGAGATTGGTTTTATCTGGCGCGATCATCCAAATCACGACCCTGAGCGCCTTATTCAGATTGCCTCAGCTGACACACTGATCCGTCGTGATTTTCCTGAAAACATCGACCTGCTGATCATTGACGAAGCTCACCTACGCCGTAAAAAGATGCTCGAAGTTATTAAGTATCTGACAGAAGAAACCAAAGTGAAGGTGATTGGTCTGTCTGGCACCCCGTTTGCTCCATTCCTCGGAAAGTACTATCAGCGCTTGATCAAACCGACAACCATCAAAGAACTGATGCAAACCGGCGTTCTGTGCGGCTATGAATTCTTTGCACCGACGAAGCCGGATCTGAGCAAAGTCAAAACTACCCGCTCAGATGAATATGGCACCGATTACAAAGAAGACGAAGTGGGCGAGATTATGTGTGGCTCTGAGCTGGTGGGCGACATCGTTAGCAACTGGCTTGCCAATGGTAAGGATCTGCCAACCGTTGCCTTTTGCGTAAACGTGAACCATGCCAATTTTGTGACAATAGGTTTTAACCAAGCTGGCGTGAATGCTGAGGTTATGACTGCTGACACGCCACATGATGAACGCCTGATGATTATCCACAGGTTTGAGCAGGGAGCTACGAAGGTTCTGGTGAGCGTGGGCACGTTGATTGCCGGGTTTGACAGCGACGTTAGGGCCATTATCTATGCACGGCCGACCAAATCAGAAACTCGCTGGCTGCAGACTATCGGGCGTGGATTACGCACTGCCCCGGGCAAGGATGCCTGTCTTGTGTTCGACCATTCAGGATCAGTTATCCGGTTAGGCTTCCCGGACAGCATCGAATATGACGAGTTGCCATCGAAAAGTGACGGCATGAAAGATGCTGCAGCACAAAAGTCAGCTGAGAAGCTCGAAAAACTACCCAAAGAATGTAACCAGTGCCATTTCATGAAACCGGCAGGGGTCTACGTTTGCCCTAAATGTGGTTTCAAACCATTGGCCGGGGAAGATGTTGAGACCGACACCACTCGTGGACTGAAACAACTCAGCGGAAAGAAAAAAACGCCCACGCATAAGGATAAACAGTCGTGGTGGTCGCAGATCATCTTCTATCAGCGCAAGCGCGCTATGGAAGGGAAACCGGTCAGTGATGGTTGGTGTGCTCACACCTTCAAGGACAAATTCGGTACATGGCCGAAGGGGCTGAGCGATCAACCAGCCCAATTATCGCCTGAGGTTAGCAACTACATCAGACATAAACGTATCGCATTTGCTAAGGGGCGCGAGAAGCATAAACCGGAGCATGTGCAACAGGAG